TAACGCACACATTTTTTACACACATTGAAGGGGTAGGTTTATGAGTGAGCCCTACAAGCAGACGCCACAGCCGCCAAAACACATCGGAAAGTATGGTTTCGATGAGTGGAAAAGTGTTGGTAAACGTCTCGTCGCCGAACGCAAACTAGACGAAAGCAACATCCAGATTCTGGAACTGTACTGCGAAGCATACAACGATTACCGGCAATCGATTGATGACATCGGAATTGCCGGAGCAACGTGCGTTTCCGAAAAGGGGGGCGTGTACCAGCATCCAGCGGTGAGCAGGAAACAGGCAGCGATCAAGCGAATGGCAGAGTTTGGCAAAATGCTGGGCTGGACTGAGATTGACCCGGAAGCAAGCGAGCCAGAAAAGCGAGTGTCATCAAGGCCAAAAGGGTTGTGAGGTGCAAACGTTTGCACCTGAACCGGATGAAACCAGATTGTTATGAACAACGACATCACCACAAAATGGATTCGCAATGCATCGGATGAATTGGCGGTCGCAAAGGGCTGCAAGTTCAATCCGTTGCGTGGATCGTATGCCGTGTGGTGGATCGAGCGGAATTGCAGGCTGTATGAAGGTGACCACGCCGGGGAGCCGCTGATTCTGCGTGGTCGTCACGATGATGCGATTGACAGTTGGCCAATTCCAGATGAGTTTGACAGGCAACTCGCCTTGGAGCGTCACGAGCATTACATCGATGGCGTTCAATCTGGCGTTGTGTGCGACTGGCAGTACGAATGCGTAATGCGGCTATTCGGATGGGTCTACCTCGCTAAATGGAAAGGGCGTGATGAGTGGATCAGGCGATTCCGACGAGCCTCGTGGTGGGTACCAAAGAAGAATAAGAAATCGCCCACACTGGCAGCAATTGGCGTCTACCTCACGTGCGGCGATGGTGAACCTGGGCAAAAAGTGGCGTTGTGTGCAAAGGACGGATCGCAAGCACGCGACATTGCAGGCCAGCACATTTTACAGATGATTCATCAGTCACCGGAATTGCAGGCTGAGTGCAAGGTCAATCTGAACGAGATGAAATTTACGCACCTGCCAACATCATCAATCATGAAGCCGTTTTCATCATCGAATGCCCGCACACAGGAGAGCAAAGAAGGTTTCAACGGTTCAATTTTGGTGGACGAAACGCACGTTGTTGACAGGGCGTTCATGCGACGCGTGAAACGGGCCGGTATCAGCCGCAAAGAGCCCGTTCAGTTGGAGGTTTCCACAGCAGGCACCAATCCTGACGGATACGGCAAGGAGCAGTTTGACTACGGGGCCGATGTTGCCAGTGGAGTCATTGAGGACTGGCAGTTCATGTATCAGGCGTACGCGGCAGACCAAGCCATCAGTTTCGACACGATCACAGACAGCAACGTTATTGAAATCGGACGTTCAGCAAATCCGGCGTGGGGTCACACGATCCAAGAGGCGGAATTTGTCAACGACTGGAAAACATCAGGTCATAAGATTGGCGAGCAACTGGACTTCCTCATGTATCGCCTCAACGTCTGGCAGGAATCGTCGTCACCGTGGCTGCCGGCTGGCGTCTGGCAACAGTCGGCTGATGAATCGATCACATGGGAATCACTCAAAGGCCGGTACTGTGTGGTCGGTTTCGATAAGTCCGACAAGCGCGACTTTACCGCGTTTGTGTGCGTGTTTCCGACTTGGGGCGAGTACGGAATTGACGAACTGATTGTCTGGCCGCTGATCATCGCACCGGAAGAGTACATTCGTAAAAACAGGGACCTGGCAGCGTTTGCCGATTGGGAGGAGTCAGGCCATCTCATCGTGAGCCACGGCGATGTGATCAGCGTTGGCGATGTGTTCAACCAGTTTGGTCGGATTGCCAAGCAGTTCGATTGTGTTGCTCTTGCCTACGACCCGCACAAAGCTGAAGCCATCACTCAGATCATTGAGCAGGGAGCCACTACGAATGACGGTGATCGACTCAGCAAAGGGCACGGAGTTGAACGCATCTCCGTGAACCAGAGATCCGGGTTGCACGAGGCAATTGACGAATTCGAAGCGATGGCGATCGAGGGCAAGATCAGGCATCCCAACAACCCGGTTCTGAACTGGATGATGGGCAATGTCCACCTGAAGAATCAGGGCGACCGCAAGCGGTTATTGAAGTCGGATGAAAACAAGGATGGCGTCAGGAAGATCGACGGACCAGTGGCAATGGTCACCGCGTTGGCGGTGGCAATGGATGAACAGTATAGGCCACAAAAATCAGTGTACGAAACAAGAGGACTCCTGACATTTTGAAGCCAGCGATTGAAATTATCGGTTTTATCAGCCTTGTCGGTGGTGTCGGAATGTGGAGCGTTCCAGCCGCGTTGATTGTGGCAGGGATGGTGGTCTTGGGAGTCAGTTTTTACGGAAGGATAATCAATGATCGACTTTCTGCTAGGCAGGTCGAACAGCGTCAACGCACACGCTGACTCGCCATTCTACGAAAACGGGGTTCCCAATCCGGGCCATCCTTTCTGGTACTCGAATGATCCGCACACGACCGATTCGGGGGAGATTGTGACACCTGAATCAGCGATGCGTGTGTCTGCGGTGCTGGGCTGCGTCCGCGTGCTGTCCGAATCGGTGGCCACACTGCCATGCCATCTTTACGAACGCATGGACGACGGCAGTAAACGGAAGGCAACAGACCACTATCTGTACGACGTAATCAACGCCATGCCGAACATGTGGCAAACTAGCGTCGAATATTACGATTTGTGTATGAATTACCTGCTTCTGGGCGGTAATGCACTGAGCCGCATTGTTCCTGGTCCACGCGGTTCGGTCGCAGGACTCGAACTGATCAACCCACGCAAGATCAAGAAGGTGCAGCAACTCAAGGACGGTTCGCGTCGGTATTACATCGACAAAGACAACGATGAATGGCTTGATTCGTCCGAAGTGTTTCATGTGTGCGGCATGTCATCGAATGGACTGTGGGGTGAGTCTGTGCTGGGCTATGCACGCGGCTCGGTCGGTATGGCATTGGGTGCCGAGAAGATTGGTAACCAGTTATTTAAGCAAGGCATGCGTCCGTCTGGTGTTTTATCACATCCGAATCACCTCTCAGAGGAAGCTATTGACAGGTTGAGGAAGCAGATGGGCGAAATGCACGCCGGGAACTTTCACAAGCCGATGGTACTCGAGGAGGGCATGAGCTGGGCACAGATGAGTGTCACGCCAGAAGATGCTCAGTTCCTGGAAACACGTAAGTTTCAGATTGAGGAGATCTGTCGCATCTTCCGCGTTCCGCTGCACATGGTGCAAAGCCTCGACCGTGCCACGTTCAACAACATTGAGCATCTGTCGATTCAGTTCGTGATTCACACGCTACGTCCGTGGCTGGTGCGATTTGAACAGGCGATGCGACGCGATTTGATTTACCAGCGCAATCGCTTCTTCGTTGAGTTCAACGTTGACGGCTTGCTGCGTGGTGACGCTCCGAGCCGGTTTGCTGCGTATGCGTCTGCAATTCAGCACGAGTGGCTGAGTCCAGACGAAGTGCGAGCGATGGAAAACAGGAATCCAAGGCCGGATGGTCACGGAGATGAATACCGCAACCCGCTGGTGAACACGCACGACAGCCAGCCTACCAGCGATCCACCAGCGAATCAGATGCAGGCGATTGTCTCTCATTACGCTGACGATCTGGCATCACGCATCGCAGCTCGTGAATTGGCACAACTGGAGAAACGCTCCAAGCATGCCACATCGGACAGAAAGCGGTTCAATGAGTGGGCTGCTGAATGGTACACCGATCACGCAACATGGGTGGATCAGCAGGTCAATGGATTCTGCGATTCACTTGGCGTACGTGAATCGGATAGAATTGCATTAATCCAGTCATTAACGGCTGGGACGGTGCAGCAACTCTGCGCCACCGAAGATGTCAACGCTTGGGTGATGCAGCATCAACAGGAATTGCAGCCAAGTGTTGCACAAGCACTGAAAGGGCTTGTCCTATGAAGTATTCCAACATCATCAGCGAAGTTTGTGCAACACCGTGGGCGATCACGCGGGCCAAACTGGAAACCATCATCGGCATCGTGGAAGCACGCGATGCTGGCGTGAAGATGTCCAGCGAGCTCCGCGAACAACTCGAAGCGGTCAACGCAGCCAGAGAAGAACGCACAGGACAGCGGCAAGGCGTGGCAGTGATTGGCCTGCATGGCACGCTGTCACACCGCCCCAGCCTGTTCACGTCGGGTGGTTTGTCGACATCCGAGTTCACGCAGGTGTTCAATCAGGCAGTGCAGGACGAACGCATTGCATCGATTGTGCTTGATGTCGACTCACCAGGTGGCAGCGTGTTTGGCACACAGGAGGCAGCCGATGCTGTGTTTGCAGCGCGTGGGGTCAAACCAGTCACGGCAGTGGCGAACGCCGAAGCTCATTCAGCAGCCTACCACATCGCCTCGCAGGCCGACGAGTTGGTGGTGATTCCGTCTGGTATGGCCGGTTCCATCGGTGTCATCCTGCCGCATGTGGACGATTCCGAAGCCACCGAAAAGGCTGGCTATCGTGTCGAGTATATCACTGCAGGCGAGAACAAAGCCGAAGGCTGGCAGACATCGCTCAGTGAAGAGCACCGCGATCACCTGCAATCGATTGTTGATTCCTACTATGAGCCATTCGTGGCTAATGTGGCTCGTGGGCGAGGTGTCAGCGTGGATCAGGTTCTGGACAAGTTCGGTCAGGGTCGCAGTTACGGAGCTGAGCAGTTGCTTCAACGTGGCATGGTCGACCGCATTGCCACTTTCGAGCAAGTGCTGAATGAGCATGTCACAGCGGCACAGTCCAACCGCAAACGTAAGCGGCAGCGGCAGGCATATGCAGCCAGTTTATATTAATCTTGACACGCACACGCACAGGCGTACACTAATCACCTGAAATAGCTGATACGGCATCCGGTCGGCATTTCTCCACAACACATACAACGTCACGCAACGCGGACGTGGAACGATTCATCTCACTTGCTGAGGTGGTCTGTTCTGCGTCCGCGTTTTTTTATGGAGTGAGAACATGCCATGTTCACTGCGAGGCGATCGCCTCAAAGAATTACAGGATGCCAAGTCCATCGCGGCGAAGGCACTCCAGGATGGAATCGAGGCCGATGTCGATGATGAAAAGTTTGGCGAGCTGTCCGCAGCCGTCGAACAAGCCGACAAGGCCATTAAACGCTACGAAGATCGACTGGCGACAGTTGAGGAAGTTCGCGGCAGTTTCACGACCAGCGATGAACCGCAAATCGGTCAGATTCGCGACGCCTGGCGTGATGACCCGAAATGTGGTTACAAGCAGCCTCGCGACTTCCTGATGGAAGTGATGGATTGCAGCCGCACGGGACAGACCACGCCACAACTCAAGTTTCTGTCCGCTGCCGGTTCTGATGAGCACAGCACCATCAATGACACTTATGGCGGGTTCCTCGTTCCTGAGGGATTCCGACCCGAAGTGCTGAGTGTGCCTGTTGAAGAAGATCCGACTGCCGGACTGGTGACATCCATTCCGATGGAAACCGATGTCGTCAACATCCCGGCACGCACGGACAAAAACCATTCTACAAGCGTGAGCGGTGGTCTGACTGTTGGCCGTACGACTGAAACTCAGTCGCCGTCAGCCAGCCGAATGGCGATGGAGAATGTGAAGCTAGAGGCCACTGCACTCATGGGCTTGTCCTATGCGTCAGAGCAGTTGCTGGAGCGTTCAGCCGTGTCCTTTGCTGCGTTGCTGGAGCGTGGGTTTGCAGACGAATTCCGCAGCGTCATGCTCAACGAAAAGATCAACGGCGTTGGTGCTGGCAATCCTGTTGGTGTGATCAACGCAGCATGTACGGTTTCCGTGGCCAAGGAAGGTTCTCAGTCAGCCGACACGATCCTTGGTGCGAACCTTCTCAAAATGAAGGAACGTGCCTGGCGTTTCGGTCGATCAATCTGGCTTGCCAACCACGACACGGAACGTCAGTTGATCGGAGCGCACACCACGCTCACCAATGATGACCGTCCGCTGTTTTCCTACGGCAACGGCACCGATCGTCCTGACACGCTGCTTGGTCGGCCAATATTCTTCACGGAGTACTGTCCAACTCTTGGCGATGTCGGTGACATCATCCTCGCTGACTGGTCGCAGTATCTGTGGGGCACGTTGGGATCGACAACTCCACAGCAGGCCGAGTCCATGCATGTGCGGTTCGTGAATCATGAACGGACTTTCAAGTTCTACATGTACAACACCGGGGCTCCGTGGTGGAAATCAGAACTGACACCCAAGAACGGTGCCAACACTCTCAGTCCTTTTGTTGTCCTCGCAGAGCGTGCGTAACAGCACGATTTTAATAGCCGGGCTGTTTTTCGCAGCCCGGCACTGAATCAAAGGAGATTCTTATGGCTGTTGCCACCACAACCGACAAATCGTCAAGCAATATGGCGATTACCCAATATGACCACGACCCAGACGGTACATCAGCGGTTGATGTGGCGTGGGTCGACATGCGTGATTACGGCTGTTTCATCGCCTCGTTCTTTCGCACTGTCGGGACATCCGCACTGACTTACAAGATCCTTGCCAACAGTGCGAGTGATGGCAGTGGGTCAGACGTGGAGATCAAAGCCGGATCGGCCGCACCTGATGCTGTTGGCGATTACGCATTCCTGGAATGCACGGCAGAGGAGCTGCTTTCAGCCGGTTCCGATCTGCGATACGTCACACTCAACCTGACTTTGGCCACGGGCACGGATGAAGGTGTGGTGACTTACATTCGCCACATGCCACGTCACGCACAGGCAAGCCTCACAAGCGATTCAATCGCGTAAGGATAACAGATGTCCAAGACAAGCACTGACAAAGTCAAGTTCCTGGAAAGCCGAACGGTTGTTGATCCGGAAGGCGACAACCAGGAATTCGTGGCAGGCAAAACGTATGACATGAATCCAGCATCCGCTTTCCGGTGGGTGCGTCGTGGAGTTGCTGAATATGTCTCGACCTCAAACTCTCGGTCTGACGCAAACAACAGCTCCAACGATTGAGCCGGTGACGACCGCTGAGCTGAAGTCTTGGCTGGGTTACGGTGGCACCGATCAGGATTCCGTGTTTGACAGTCTCATTGTGGCTGCGCGTGAGTGGGTGGAAACCTTCCTCAGACGCCAACTCATCACAGCCACATGGACTCTCAATATTGATCGTTTCCCATTGGGAGACATCGACCTGCCGCGTCTGCCGGTGCAGTCCGTGTCGTCCATTTCCTATGTCGACACGGAAGGCAGTTCCACGACGCTCAGCACGTCGAAATACGATGTCAGCACAGACAGCGGGCGCGTGGCACCAGCCTATAACGAGAGCTGGCCCTCCACGCGCAACGAACTGGAACCGATCACGATCACGTATGTGGCCGGATACGGTGACGATGGGCATGACATTCCTGAGTCGATCCGTCAGTCAATCATGATGATTGCAGTTGGCTGGTGGCATGCGATGCAGTGCGGAGGGAGTTCGATGGATGTAAATCCGGCAGCCAGAGCGATGTTGAGTCCTTACCGGGTACTGTCCACATGACCTGCCGCAAGCCCAAGCCGTTCAACTGCTCAGTCACCATTGAGCAGCCATCCACGTCCAGCGGTAACGCGAACACGTACAACGAAATTGATCTGTACGATGATGCGAACTGGTCAGAATACTGCGTCCGACCAGCACACCGACGACCACTGCGCGGCAACGAACGCCTGGGCAACGAACAGATGATTGGTGACAGGCTCGAAGTCTTCGAGATGTGGGGTGACAGTGAAACACGGCACATTCTGCTTACGTATCGCCTCAAATACACCGACATTGATGGCACGTCGCACACTCTAGGAATTATTGACCGTCAAATCGACACCACTAACAAGTGGGTCACATTGCAGGCGGTTGAGAATGCATCGGTGGCGTGATGGGAATGCAAATCAAAGGCGTTCAACGACTCAATGATGAAATCTTGCGATTGATGCAGGAGCCGAACAAAAAAGCAGGCACTGCGGCAATCAGCAAGGGTATTAACGTCATCACTAAGATTTATCGCCAGGCTGCACCAACTGGAAATGCGACACGCACGAACAGACGGGCCTATCGACAAACAGGGATTGCGATTTCCCGCACACCGATGAAGCAGTCAGTGGGACGCAAGGTTCGTCGTGGCAACAGCAAACGCGGACCAATGGCCAAAGCAGGCTACAACGTCGGTAAGAAGGGAGCCAAGAGAGCGTTTTACGCGTCAGCAGTAGCTGTGGGAACGCAGCGTCGTGTCACTAAGAAAGGTCAGAACCGCGGGTCCATTCGTCCACTCAATGCAGGCCGTCAAGTGACAGCAGCCATTCCACGAGCAATCCAAGCCATGCGAACCGAACTCAAAGCGAGGTTGCGAAGTCGATGAGTGCCACGCTCAAGCCCGATCTACGAAACCGCATCGCCGGACTGTCAGCAGTCACGGCAGCGGGTTTTGCTGCGTACATTGATCGACTTCCGCAGCACCAGGATGATTACAAAAGCGTGCTGATTCGCCGTGTAGGATTCAACGCCAACAGCACGCTTGAAGTGGACGATGACGATTTAGTGACGGAAACATTCGTCATTGAGACACGCGGCAAGAACAGCCAGACAGCGGAATCCATCAACGATGCGATTGTTGACGACCTGCAAGCATTACAGGGAACCAACGTAGGCAGTTCGCGGACGGTCATGGCTGTCAACGTGGACGATCAGACAGACGGTCACGAATTCGACGATTTTGGCGATGACTCTGGTAACGGAATCGTCACCAGTACCTTCACAATTATGCATGTTCCTCAATAGGAGTAACGATCATGGCTAAGCTGGTTTCCAAGGGAACAGCATTGAAACTCACGATCTCAGCATCACTCACGACGATTGCCCAGATGATTGAACTGGACGTTGGTGAGCAAGACCCGGAAGTGTTCGAGTCGCGCACGCTGGACGGTGGTGTTGCGGTGGCCAAGCAGGCGACCACGTATACCGCACAGGGCGATATTACCGGGACTCTGTTCTACGACCCAGCTCAGGCCACGCACCAGTTTATTGCGACGAATTCCCAGACTCCCGGAACGGAAGTGGCTGGCAATATCACGCTGACGGACGGCAGTTCCACGACGCTGGATTTCACAGCGGCGACAATCGGTATGGGAGCCACAGCAATCCGCATGAACGATGGTGTCAAAACCGGCGTGACGATCAAGACTGCCGGGCTCGTGACATACCCAACAAGCTAGGTGATTCGTGAAGGTTCGCTATCTGATTCCGATGCAGCAGGAAAACCCGGACTGGACTGAAGGGTCGGGGTTGCCTCGATTCATTTGGAAGCCAGAGGGGACGCTTGTGGAACACAAGGATTCTCCGTGGCTGGTCCGAATCGGCGTGGCGGAACCTGCTGATGAGGAGTGTGAGCAGGTGTGTGCTGCTTTCTGGAACGAGGACAGCAAGCAATTTTTGCAGGCTGACTATGACCAGAAGGAATGCGCCCACACGACTGGCGATTCCAGGTACGACAGCGAACACGGCGAACCGGCCGCACTCATGCGAATGCGTCACAGGCTGATTGAACTGAAGAATGTTCCGGCTGACGACATGGACAACGTGGAAGTGATGAAAGCCCACTTGAAACTTGTGAAGGAACTGAAGGTTAAAGCGAATGAGCGACTTCGACGCGAACGCACTGCTCCAGCGAACGGAGCGACGAATCAAGACGGTGACAATTGATGGAATGGATATTCCAATCCAGTCACTCACTGTCAGTGAGATGGAAGAATACTGGAAAGCCAACACCGACGCGAAACTGTTCCAACTTGCCATCGTCAACAACCATGGTCAGCGTGTTTACGACGACTCGCACCTGGAACAATTGAAAAGCCTGGATTCGGCAATTGCGGTTCCGTTGCGACTGGCGATTCAGAAGCACTGCAAGATGGACATTGACCTTGAGGAACTGGAAAAAAACTAAGGCAGGACTCGGTTGAACAGTGGTGGATTCGTCTGGCACTGAGATGTAACCGAGTCGACTTCTGGAACATGAAACGAGAAATCCCATACGACCGATTTCGTCAACTTGTTGCGTTCACATCCATTGAGTGTGAATCGTTCGAGGCCGAGGAAGAAGTTGCCACTGCTGACACATGGCGGCAGGCGTTGGGGCAAGGTCCGCAACTGTTTAGCGGGAGTCTGTGATGGCAAATGACATTGCAGTCAGCATGTATCTGAACAATCAGAAGTACATGCAGGGCATGAACGCTTCGAAAGGTGCTTTGCTTAACTGGAACAAGCAGATTGGATTGTCGCAAAAGACAATGCAGCGGTTCGAACAGACAATGGATCAGTCGTCCAAGTCTTGGCGAGTCAACCAAAGTCTGATTTCCAACTCGATTTTTATGGTCGAGGATGCCGCATCAGTGTACGGCACAATGGGTCTGGCGGGATCGGTGCGTGCTGCATCGAACAACCTGACAATGATGGCGATGGCGTTTGGACCGTGGACGATGGCTGCGGCAGTGGCCGCATCAACCGCAACACAGCTTTACTTTGCGCTTAACAAAGATGCTGACGCAGCGGAAAAGGCAAAGAATGAAGTCGATGAATACAAGAACGCTCTGGATGAGCAGGCTGGACGTATCGACAGGTTGACGCGGCTCCGTCGAGATCTCGCTAACGCTGATGACAGCAATCAAACGTCAGGGATGCGAGAGCAGGCGATGGCGGATCAGGAATCAATTAAAAACCAAATTGAAGCATTCAAGCGTCAAAAAGAGGATCTGGAGAAAACTCGCGAGCAGCTTTTGACACGCGGGCAAATGTTTGAGCAAGCGGCTGGCAGTAATCCTCAATCGGCTGCAGCAATTGCGGCGAATGCCGCATTCGACGAAGCCAAGAAGCAGCAAAGCAAAATCGAGGAATTGGAAGGGCGACTGCAAAAACTGATTGAAGAACGCGGACAGAAGGAGGAAGAACTGGCGATGATTCGCCAAAAACACAACAAGCTCATTCAGGCTGAGGTTGTGAGAGCCAATAACGAGGAAATTGCCGCCTTAGAGGAGAAGATCCGTAAGGATCGAGAGGCGGCTGATTTGGCGATCCAAAACCAAAACCGTGTTGCCGAAAATCAGCACAGTGTTGATCGCAACAAGCCCGACAAGCCAGATCGGATGAGGGCTGACCGACCCGCTAATCCTTCCGGTGCTCGCATGGGTGACCGTGAATTCTCCGAACGGATGGCAAAGGCAAGGCGGCAGGGATTCGTCGGCCCGGATCTGTCGCAACGACAACAGCAGTCGATTGACACGATGCAGAAGAACAAAGACAGGCTGCAACAGGATGATTTACGTCCAGGCTTTGACAAGCAGCGTAAAGAAACGATTGCCGAGATCGACAGGCAGATTCAATCGGTGAAAGATGCGGCACGTGGTCGCCAGCAGAAAAACGAGGACCGAGACAATAAGCAGTCCGCACTCGACAAGGCGACTCAAGAGAACACCAAACAGCAGAAGATGACGGTTGCTGCATTGGATCGACTGGCCGAAGAAATTCAACGCCGTGCTGCTGATCGTGAGCAGTCTGGACGTATGGTGCAAATTGGAGGTCTGACACTATGAGTGTTGTGTCCTGCAAGAAGATGCCCGAACGTGGTGGTCAGTTTGAAGACTACGACGACACATACCAGACCTACCTCGTCACCTGCAATTCACGCGATGACGACTTTTTCGCTGTCCGTGCAGCCGTTGAAGCAGAAGTGGGGCCGTTTGGAACAGCTCACCCATCCAATCCGTTCTATACACGTCGCAACGTCCGCGTTGATGCTCGTACAGCGTTGCACTGGACTGCTTATGTCAACTGGTCTACACGTCCCATCAGCAACGATGAGCGTGAGCGGGAGCAGTTCCCAAATCCAATCGATCGACGCGTCAAGATGGGCGCTGACTCACAAGAGTTTCAAGTTTATCGTGACGAGGATCTGGACGGCAAAGCTTACGTTAACTCAGCAGGCGATCCACTTGAACCGCAACCATTTGAGGACTCACGAATCGTGATTCCGGTTCAGAAGCATGTTGCCACGTGGGATGCAAGTTGGTTTCTGTACAACAACACAACGAACTCAGCGGCTGTCAGCGTGACCGATGGAGTCAGCACAGTGACCATCGATGCTGAGTACGGTCTGTTCAAAGGGTTCCGCGTGTCGGATCTCAAAGAAGAGAACGGTTACCAGTATTACACGGCATCGGGACAAATCCACGTCACGACAAACACAACCTACAAGTGGAACCTGCCACGCATTGACCAGGGTTTCTATTACCTCAGTGGCGGCAATCGCAAGCGGTTTACGGTCAAGAATATCAGCGACGAAGATCAAGACGCACCGACGGAGCAGCTACTGGATGGCGAAGGTGCAGCACTATCTTCAGGCAACGATCCTGTCATGCTCACCTTTACGGACTTCGCCGCTTCGGACTGGCTAAACCTTCCATTCTTCTTCACAGCATCAGTTTAGGGATCATCATGAGAATCACAGGCGTCACACTCGAAACAACGCAATCGCAGGTCAGTGAAAACGATCTTGTCTCAACTTTTGCACTGCCGCGATTAAAGCAAGCATTAGAGAGTGCTAAGTCATTCCCTCTCGATTTACGTGGCTGGCAGGTTCACGATTCTGGTGCATTGCTGCCAGCGTCAGCGACTGCTGACGATCTCGGTTTCTCAGTGGGAACATTTGCGACGGCACCTCCAACAATAGTTTCGTCAGATGGTGCCTCAACAACAGTCACTCAGTATGCACGGCAATCGTTTATGGTGCCGCTGGAGTACCAAAACAACCAGACGATTCAATTTGTCGTCAATGCCGAAATGGCGACTGTCAGCGATACCACAGCCACCATCGATGTCGAGGTGTACGAGGCTGACAAGGCCGGTGGAATTGGATCTGATCTTTGCACGACTGCCGCCACCACAATCAACTCTGCCACCGCAGCGAATAAGACGTTCACGATCAACGGTGCTGGTCTCAGTCCTGGTGACTGGCTGGACATCCGCATGACAGTTGCCATCACGGACGGTGCAACGGGATCTGGCGTGACAGCTCAGATCAACAATACCGAGATTCAATGCGACGTGAGAGGCTAATCGATGGCTGATCCGATTGGCGTCATCTTCACAACGCAGGAAGCGGAACGCATCGACGCGACCGTGAAAGCGTACGAGAAGAAGCCGCAATACGTGCTGCCAAGAAAGAAACGAAAGCGGCTGACTGGCAGCGGTGGATGTGCTTGCAAGGAAATTTGGCGATTCACACCACTTGCGCCATCGGCCGGAACATGGGATGCGGATATCACCGTCAATGCGTCAAGCGAAACGTTGACATTCAACTGGAACACAACCGCAGCAGAGATGGAAACTGAACTGCTGACGCACACCGAGTTGACGACAGGCGACGTGTCCTGCGAGGGTGGTCCATTTCCCACAGTCGCGATCTATGTGATTTGGGCTAAGGATGATCAGGACATCAACACCGGATACCCAGTTATTGACGAATCATCGCTGACGGGCAATCTCGTTATGGACAAGTTCTCCACTAACTCGCTGTGATTTCATGGTTCTGATCGGTAGCGATTGCTGCAAGTGTCCACAGATTTGGCTGGCACCCCAATATGCCACGATTACGGCTGTGAACCCATCTTCCGGTGCAGTGCTGTGGTGGGAGGATCGGTCGGAAGGTGGCAGCGCGTCAGTTTCGTCTTACGAGTGTGCTGTTAACTCGTTTGGCATTGCTGAATCTGGGCAGCAGACAACGGGCACAAGCGAGCCAATCAACACCGGGTTGAGGATCTTTGACAAGGAACGCAGCCCGTCTGGTGACGTTTACACTGGTACGGTATCGACAGTTGTTAGGTGTCTGACGGCTGACCCGCTCAAAAACTTGTTTTGCTTTGCTATAGAAAACACAGGTGCTTCAACAACTGGCGTCTATTTTGTAGACAATTCAGCAACAACAATCGGATTCATCAATGCAATTGATGTTGACATGACTCAATTCAACTTGCCCGTTCTGGATGGTGTTGGCTACTTCATTCGCAATGCAGCAAACGGCTACTACCTGGCCACGCTCACCACAGGCGGCACGGAAACAACAATTGTCTCAGAGCGTTGTTGGCATATCAAGACTTGTGGCGAAAAGCTCGTCTACATCAAGAGCCAAGACGACGGAGGGACTGACTACATCACTGTTGTGGTCCGTGACTCAGCAGGGAATGAGACGGAATACCAGAGCACGATTGACGCATCCACGGTGACGATTGCACGCGTGGGAATTCCTGGTGCAAGCTTTTTTTCTGTGCAGATCCGAACCACTAATTACACGGTCTGGACATTCGATTCGAGCAATGTTGCTTCGGGTCCAATCGTCACCGCATCCAGTCTTGTCGTCGTCAATGACTCAATGGCGATAGACACGACTGGCGACCTGATCATTATCGACAACCGCAGACTGCGCAGATACGACACAGGCGGCCTTGTTTGGAGCGAAACCAGCACTACGCTGTTTGGCGACAATTACAACATTTTCGACATCGACCAATGGGACGGAGACATCTTGGCAATCGGGAAGGTAGGTCTTGCCGGAGACACATTCCTGGCCCGCATGCAAGTGGATAAAACAATTGATTGGCAGACGGCAGCGCCACAGGCTTTCGGCGGCAAATCCGCTGAAGAAATTGTGGTGGACACAATCCGCGGCAGAATCTTTCTGCCTCATGAACGAGTCGACAAGTAGAACGAGAACGGCACAGGCACACTGAGACGTTACGCATTGGACGGCACAGAGGTCTGGAGCATCAGCCCCAATATCAACACTTACGTGATTGAGCCTATCACGTCACGGTCCACAGAGACGCGGTTGCTGATCTCCTACAACTACAGGTCGACACCACCGACACCAGCGTGATGATAACTACCAATGGCCTAACTCTTTTTTCGCGGCTGCCCCGGCCCCTTCCGCTCACTCAACTGGCCCTGCACAGTCTTCGGCAGTGCGTCTTTCCCCAGCTCAGCCAGCCACTCGGAAAGCCCCTGATCGCTCTTGGCAGCCTGCTTGAAAAAGGCGTCTCGCCAGTCTTCCGGAACGAGAACTTGAATGCGTACGGTTTTCATAGGACAATCCAGACTGCGTTGCACAGTAGGATGACCGTCAGCACCGCAACCAATACGAGGTGGTTAATCACTTCAAGTCGGTCCAGTTTGCGTTGGATTTTGTCGAAGTTGCTCATATTTGTCTCCGTGTGAATGCGGGCCGCCGGAGCGGCCCTGTTTGATTTGAGATTGTAAGCTAAACAGGAGCCCCTAAGCGGATTGGAGCTACTTGACTGTCATGAATCTGAATGCGACTGTGCATCAAACTATCAATGCACATTTGGTGACATCTCACACCGTCCGTGTCGCCGTTGCTGCGACAAATATCAACCATTTGCTGACGTGCTTGGATGCGTGAATCGATTCGTGCAATTTGTTCAGAAGCGGTCATTTGTTTGTCTCCGTGTTTTGTCTCAAGAGCGTCTCGTTCAGTGATGAATGTATCATACACATAATAACCGACAGTGCAAGTATTGTGTGCATGTTGTTCGAGAAAAAATGAGAATGCCACGCAAACACCACATCTTGAGCACGCCACGGCCCAGCGTCACAAAATACCAAAGCCGCACATCTTCACTTGCAACTGGTCAACCGTTCACTATGCTTGCACACACATGATCTAGTGGCGAAACCAGGCAAACGCTTCACCCTTGTGGTGAGTGCCGAGTCACGTTGTGGCGGTATGAGATTGGTCACTAACACCAACTCAGTAAAAGGCTGTAAAGGTTGTAGGTTCGAATCCTACCTAGTTCGTGTTTATTTTGTTGGAACGGCATTCGGGCAGGGAAGCCGAACAATTCAATCACGCGGGAGACCGCAACAGAGCCTCATGCGTTGGACTGCCCATCAGCGCATGGGGCTTTTGTTTTGGAGGGGTAATGAGTGAACCACATGTGGTGAAAGTGTTTATTGGAAACAACGGTCTGCATGTTCCGCATTTTGTGGACGTGCCTTGGGACACAGCACAATCCATTGCAAAGGAATTGATGGAGCGCGGATTGGCTTACCTATTCGAACCACTTCCTGATGGGTTTCACAGGATTTACGTCAAGCCGGAAGCGTCCAGTGTTCTGCAAGACATTTGTGATCAACGCAGCCAATCACCAAGCGAAGGAGAGTGAACCGATGAACCGAAAATCAATCGGCAAAGACAAGGCCATTGAACTCGCGTCAACAAACTGGTGGGAGTTTTGTTCTCACCGTGAAATCGCAGAGTTTCAGTTGTTCACAAAAGAATTGGCGTGTCCATTCGCCGTCTTCCACGAAGCAGTGGAGAAATCACTTGGGCGACCAGTGTGGACGCACGAATTTGGCATGAACTATGAAGGCATCTGTAAAGAGTTTCTCTGCGAAAAAGAGGCCAACAATGCAACGAACCCACAAAGCCGTCAGTGTCACAGGTGACGGTTTTTTTGAAATAGTGCAAAGATTGTGATTGACAACGCCGATTTACGCTGTACTGTGGGACTAGCTGAGAGTCGTTAAAAATCACTGAGAACTGACACGCATTAACACTGACACGGAAATGAGTAGTAATATCAAAACAGGACTAGCAAAGAAGGTTGAGGCACGCAGGTACCTCAATGTGTCGCAACGTGGTTTGGAAAGTCTAATTCGCAATGGTGATTTGGAAACACGCAACGTTGGGTCGGATACCCGCGTCACGTGGCACTCAGTCTACGTTTATCTTGGCGAGATCGAGAGTAACAGACAGGGAGAGGAATGAGATGCTGGTACTTAGCAGGAAACTTGGCGAGTCAGTGACCATTGAAGGCGTTGGCACGGTGCATGTTGTTCGGTGCACGAACAACGGCTGCAAGCTGGCATTCGACGCACCACAGAACGTGAACATCGTACGTACTGAGCTGCTGGCGGAGTCGGCAGGGCACGGAAGCAAGCATGACGCGAGCCGCATGGATGGCGATGGGCAGGGAAGCCCGTTTTTTGAGCATGAGCCGCTGATCGTTGGCGGCAAGTATTCACTGTGAGACACAGTTTAGTCCCCAATTGTGAGCGCTTGCAGTGGTGAGCGCTCCGCATTGGCGACTATTGCCCACATGGAGCAGCACCCAGCTGCGTTGGCGGCAAGTATTCACTGTGAGACACAGTTTACAGGCTGTGAAAACAGGTGTGTCGCCTGTCACTGGCGGCTGGGTTTGCTAAACGCTCAGTCGCCAGATTGAAACACTTTGATTGTTCGCGTGAAAGGAATGCGAAGATGAAAGCTTCAACTAACGCCATCGCCAAACCGTGTTGCAGGCCATCGCAGGCAACACCAAGCAGAGGCAGCGTCCCTAACAAGCGAGAAGAGATTCGCAAGCGGATGTCTCAGAAGCTGATTGACAACCTCGGATTCGAGCGAGCACTGACCTACTACACAAACGAGGAGTACGCAGAGTAATGGATGAGCGAACATTCAACGCCAACGTGATTAAGTGGGGAACCGATCGCGGCATTCTCCCGAACGGTTCGAGTGTCGGCGCACAGCTAGGCAAGACGCTCGAAGAAATTGGCGAACTGTGGCAGTCGATTGATGCACTGGACGGTGACGGAATCCTGGACGCATTCGGCGACATCGACGTGACATTGGTTTTGGCCTGTGCGTTGTGCCTGGACGACACACGCGACGGCACGTCATCGGCTCCAACATTTGGAACGCTCATGATGTCCATTTGCCACGGTCGTGAATTGCTAGATGCGTACTACCTACGGACGGCTCGCAAATGCCTAGAGCTGCTTTCATCTCGCCACGGCGTAGAGATGAACAAAGCCCGTGCTTACGCCTGGGACCAAATCAAGGACCGCAAAGGCCGGATGGTGGACGGCGTCTTCATTAAGGAGGCGACATGAACACATCACCCGAAGCCATCGTCGCAGCGTTTGGAATTTTGCTGTGGATGATCACTGGAACAATCACTTACTGGCTTATTTGCGATGCAGACGATTGTGCAAACAGACATGACGACGACGCTTGAACTGGGCGACACAACAGCCTGTTTCACGCTGGCGGACATCATTCAAACAGCGTGCGACTGGCACGGGATCACCATCAGCGAGTTACGCGGACCACTGCGGACAAAACGCATGAATCACATTCGCCAGATCGTCATCAGCAAGGCAACAAAATTGGGATACACGCACGAAGAAATCGGGCAAGCAATCAATCGGACGCGATCAACAGTCTCGCATCTAGCAAGGAACGCAAAGTGAATCACGAGAAATGGAACAACCGCGACCGTGACACGCCGGAAAACCTCATCTGCGGCATTGCCAACGACGGCATGTGGTTTTGGGTGCTGATGGAACTGAAACGCGACCCGACAGGTATTCCGCTCGATGATGTCTTCAGGTTCGATGGAAACAAGACGCAAAGCCGCCACCCACTAGATAAGGACGGGTATGTCGAGCTGGTCCGTGAGTGCCAAATAACGTGCATCATGGAATTAAAAAAAGCCGGACATACACAACGTCGAATTGCTCAGGCGATGCAGTGCGATGACCAAGTTATTAGCCGACGAATTAAGCAACACCTGGAGGCCAAGCGATGATCTGTCAGCAATGCCTCAGCTCAAATTGTTCACCACCATGTAAGGGAGTCACAGTGCATACACCAGACCCGGTATCGATTGAAGCCAACGAGTGGGTGGACTGGTTGAATCAGCCACGAGACGACGATGTGACTGGAACTAAATTCAATCGTCTATACGACAGGATTCGAAACCAGCCACGCGAAACGGCACTAGTCAATTTGCGTTCGTGTCTTGTGCTGGCTTACTGCGAAGGAAACCGCAAAGCCGATTCTGCATTACTGGAAGCACTTGACGCACTAGTTGAGTTGAACGACTCAGCAAACAACGTCTACGAGCTTGGGTGCGAGCGCGAACCACATGGTCGACTCGTTTGGCTCGTGACATCCGCACTCGATGAAACCGTCGGAACTGGCGACACACCACAGGCTGCGATTGTTGCAGCACTGGCATACCTGGAGAACCAATCATGAGCTGTGAATCGTGCTACCAAGTCATCTGCCAGTGCCGTGAAATCATCGCGGAACAGGAAGCGATTGAGCGACTGCAAGAGATGCCGGTTGCCGATGCTGTGGCGGAGTTGAAAGGCGAGTCAGTGGAGACAATCGCAAAAGTGCTGATGATTGAGGAACGCCAAGTATTGGATGTTATGGGGGTGGATGCATGAGCAATCACCGAACTGAGGAATGGAAAGGGCGGTTTCTACTTGAGGGTGACAGTTATCTCGACGAGTTGGCTGCGTTCTGTGCGTGTGAAATACATATATCTCTTCTCGATGGCCACATGGAAATAACAATCCCGCATCCAGCAGGTGAATCAAGCGTTTCGATGGGGATGACTCCAGATGGAACGTTGTATTTGAACTTGGCATCACCAGGTCAATCGCCAACGGATGATGGGAATGAGTGGGAACTGCGTTCTGGGAAATGGGAGCAAACACTGTGAAAATCCACACTTTCTTGCAAGGCTCCGAACAGTGGGAGCAGATCCGCAAAGGCAAAGCAACGGCGTCACGGTTCAAGGATATTGTGACTGCAAAGACGTTGAAGCTGTCCAAGTCTGCTGAGAACTACGCGGCTGAATTAGTGGCTGAGCGATTAGAGATCGAATCGCCACAGTTCGCACCAACATACTGGATGCAATACGGCATGGAGGCCGAAGACTACGCGATTGCTGAGTTCGAACGAACCAACAATTTGACAGTCCAGCGTGTTGGATTCGTCGAACTGAACGAGCATTGCGGCTGTTCTCCAGATGGACTGATTGGCGACACGGAACTGATCGAGGTGAAGTGTCCAAAGCCTGAGACACTGATCCGGTATCAACTGAACGGACAATTGCCAGATGAGTATCGATTGCAGGTGCAAGGATCACTCTGGGTCACTGGTCGGACGAGTTGCCACTTTTACGCATGGCACCCGCAGATTCACCCGATGCACATTGTTGTTGGTCGAGACGAAGAAGTGATTGCAGCGTTGGAGTCAGCGATTCCTGCGTTTCTCGAATCGGTCAAAGTTATGCAGCAGTGCATTCAATCGCGCCCTGCCTCACCTGAGTTTCAGTTCGTGGATACATCGGAGGAATTGACATAATGAATATGTCCGAACTTGGCGAATATCTCACGCGGTCATGGTCTGGTTTTTTTGACGCCAAGGACTACGAAAGGCGATCAGGGCACATTTACCGAAGTTCTGACTATTTGCTGGCCGCAATCAACAACCGCCTACGAGCAAGTGAACACCAATCGAGAGCAGTGTCAGATGGAATGTTGCAGTGGCTAAATAAGTCGCGACCTATCCCAGAACTTAGCAGTCTCGCAGGAACGTTGAGCGTGCGTGCAAGAAAAGTTTTGTTGCGCGGTGCGTTTAAGTTTTCCGGAGAAGTTACACGATCCTCATTGACACCACTAAAGGGCGCAGGTCCTGGAACAATAAACGAGATACTTGAGTGGGTGTCGAAACATGATGGAGTTGACCGTGAGTGACCAAATCATCAAAGACGACAGCCGATTCATCCACGGTGAAGACCTGCAACGTGGCGGCAAGTGGTCGGACATCACACTGACAATCAAATCAGTTGGCGACGAGAATTCAATGAAGTCCAAGCAAGGCCAAGTGATAGAGGGTTATCCAGTTCACTTTGTCGAGACAACCAAGGTAGCTGTGCTGCGTAAATCAAACGTGAGGTTGCTCAAGGCTGCATTGAAAACTAACGACCGCGAAAAGATGGTCGGGCAAAAGCTCACGCTTTACCCAGTGAAAGGCGACTGGCTTGGACAAAAGGATGTCATTGCAGTTCGTGTGCGGGTTCCAGAAGGCAACGCGAAGCCACTCATCCAAAAGCAACATCTGGGAGTGGACTTGACAAAATGAAGGACATCACCACACGCATCGCCAAGGCCAAGCAAGCCCTACGCGACGCAACCAGTAAATCCGAAGTGTTGCAGCTCGGTAATCTGTGCTGCCAACTGATTCGCGACGGAAACCAACAGCAGGTGGATGAGATTTCCACGGCGATTTACATGGCACTGAGGAGATTTGAACAGTAACGCGGTTTGCATGGCTCAGTCCGCTTCAAAACTGAGCAACAAGAACGAGGAAAATGAAATGACAGGGAGATTCGAATGAAGCCGCGACTTGCCATTTCGTTTAGCGGAGGACGGTCATCGGCAGTGATGCTTAATCGCTGCCTCGACCTGTACGACAAAACACATGACATCTGCATTACGTTTGCCAATACGGGTTGCGAGCACGAGGAAACGCTGCGGTTTGTGGATGCTGTTGACAAGAACTTCGCCAGCGGTCGAGTTGTTTGGATTGAGGCGGAATTTCACAAACTTGGCAAAGGACCAACAGCCAAGATTGTTGATTTTGAATCAGCAAGCCGCAACGGCGAACCGTTCGAAGCGGCAATTAAAAAGCATGGCATTTTCTGCACAACGCATCCCCAATGCACGTCACGTCTAAAAGAGGAGCCAATGATTTCATACAGGCGTGCGATTGGTTGGAGTAAGGGGAGCTATGACGTTGCCATCGGTATTCGTGCTGATGAGGCCGACAGGCGCAGCGCCATGGCAACGCAAAGGCGGTTTATTTATCCGCTCATCCGAGAAGGTTGGACAAAAGACAGCGTCAACCGTTTCATGGCCCAATTTGATTGGGACCTAAAACTGCCATCCGACGCTTACGGTAACTGTGTTTGGTGCTGGAAGAAATCGAAACGCAAACTGTACACACTCGCCAATGAGTCACCGGATGTGTTTGATTTTCCAGCCCGCATGGAGCGTGATTATCCAGAGTCGGGCCGTGTGTTTTTCCGCGAAAACACACCCACTGAGCAACTCATCGAAAATGCCAAAAACGCGAGCTTTCGACCATATCGAGACACTATCGATCCACATGAACCAAGGCTGTTTGAGCATTGGGAAATTCAAGGATACGAGGACGAGTGGGATCGCCAATCATCATGCGGGGAAACATGCGAAGTGGGAGCGGATTGAATGAGTAGTAACTGGCACGAACAACACCCCGGCAACCTGTACCAGCTCTGTGAATGGCTGGTGAGTGAACTCGCTTACGACGCTGATGACTTATTGCAGGTGGTCGAGAAGCCATGGAATTGGGAACGCGAATGGGGTCTGTGTGAGTTGTGGTACAACGCAGATGGAAACGAAGACATGAAACAACGCTGCATTGAAGCCGTGGACGAAGAAACCACAGCGGAAATGGTGGCGGCAGAATTTAAGGTGACGCTGTGAGTTTTCAAAAAGGACAGCCAATCACTCCCAAATACCTGAAGTACGAACGGGTGATGGGAGCGGGTCATCAAATCAAAGCGTTTGTGAACCAAGAAGTTCCATGCGTGGAGTTCACGATGAAGAAGGATTGCGAGCAGACAATCATGGTGCGCTGTTCTGAACCAGTGCTTATGGCGTCTGAACCGTTTGTGCAATTTGCTCCCGATTCATGGGAGTCAATGATTGCAGAAGTGTTCAAACAAATGGTTGAAGCCTGGAACGAAAAGCACGCCCAGCATGAAGGCAAGGTGACGATGTGAATCTGTTTGAAATCGACATCGATTACGACAAACCAGACATACCTGACCGCCATTGCTGCGTTCACTTGTCAGGTGGTGCCGGTTCAGCAATTGCTGCAATGCGTTGTGCTGAATGGTTCGGCGATCAAGTGTCGATTGTTTTTGCGGACACCAACAGTGAGTCAGACGATGCCTACGCTTTGGTTGACGCGGTTGAAAAGTTGTCTGGTGTCACAGTCACAAGGCTCAATCAAGGAAAGGATATTTGGGACGTGTTTGATGAAACGGGAGTGTCGCGAATATCTGTAACAGGCGCCTGCAAGGCATCTGTTGAATTGAAGCAAAAGCCTCTTGATAAGTGGACCAAGCAAAACTTCAGTCCTGACTCATGTGTGATAGCTACTGGCCTGACGTACGAAGAACGACTCGATAGACAGGTGCGACTGCAACGAAAACTGTCTCCATATCAATGCTTTTTTCCCTTGAATGTGCGGCCTCGACTCTCTGCGTGCGGCATCATCGCAGAACTGGAACGGTATGGGTTGCCAGTTAGTGAAGCCTACCGAAACGGATACAGCCACGACAACTGCAATGGTGGATGCATTTTAGCTGGTCTCAAGCAGTGGTCTGGATTACTGCACGACAACCCCGAGCACTTCAAGTACTGCGAGCAACGCGAAAAAAAGTTCTTCAACAAAACCGGATTCACAGTCAATCGTGACCGTCGCAACGGTGAGACAAAGCCTTATCCGCTGTTTCAACTTCGAAAAGATGTTGAGTCTGGACGTGATTTCGGAAATGAATGGCGGTCAACTTGCGGCTGCATGACGCTGTCTGAGGAGCAAGCCTAATGCTTCTTAGCCTCCTCAATCTGCCGTTTCGCCTCGGCTGTCAACACGGTGCGAATCCAGTTGGAGAATTGTACAGATTGCGGGTTGACACAATGAACATTTTGCTTGTAATGTGTGCGTGGCATTTGGAGAAAGGTGCCATGACAATTGAATCGACCGGGAAACCGGATTCACCCCTTGCGACTTTTCTTTCTCCAGTCGCTTGGGGTTTTTCTTTGGAGTGCTCATGAAGCTCGTCGTCAAACACGAACGAACATCACCACTAACTGGAGCGGCCTGTGATGGTGGCTACATGGTTGCCCGTGACGAAAACGGAGACTGGCGTGCTTACGGTCGCTGGTCAGAAATGCCAACGGGTGATCAGGCTCGTGCAGAGTGGCTGTTTCACAAGTCGGAGATTGAATCGGTTGGCCATCAGGTGACAGGGGAGACGGTAATATGGCTCAAGTAGAAAGCTATCACAATTTTATTGCGTCCAAACATCGACGCCATGAGTCATGCGGAATTGACATCGACGAATCTGAAGTCAACCCAAATGCGTTTGACTTTCAGCGTGCGATTGTGAAGTGGAACGCGGCAAAAGGTCGTTGCGGAACGTTTGCAGATTGCGGACTCGGCAAGTCTTTGATGGAGCTTGACTGGTTGCGGTTGATGGTGCGCAAAGGTGGTGCCAAACGGTCATTGCTGCTTACACCTGTTGCTGTTGGTCCGCAGATGCTGAGGGAAGCGGAGAAGTTCAACATCGACTGCGACATCCGGCTCGTGAAGGATTCCAGTGAAGTTTCCAGTGGCATTAATGTCACGAATTACGAGAAGTTGCATAAGTTCGATCCGTCCGCGTTCGATGCGGTTTGCTTGGATGAAGCGAGCATACTCAAGAGCTTCGCAGGGAAGACTAAACGAGCTTTGTGCGATGCGTTCAGTCAAACAAAGTATCGACTGGTTGCCACGGCAACACCGGCACCGAATGATCACATGGAACTCGGCAACCAGTGCGAGTTCCTAGGGGTTATGCAGCGGGAGGTGATGCTATCGCAGTTCTTTGTTCACGATGGCGGCGAAACATCCAAGTGGAGATTAAGGGGCCATGCGAAGTCAAATTTCTGGAATTGGGTATCGTCATGGGCACTGGCCATCGGGAAACCATCTGACATCGGATTTGGTGACGAAGGGTACCAGTTGCCGGAACTAAACATCTTCGAGCACGTTGTTGAGTCCGATGTGGCACATGCAGGCTTTTTGTTCAACGCGGGAAGTGAGGTGTCCGCAACAAATATCTACAAGGAAAAAGGGCGTTCAGCTGAAGAGAAAGCTGAACTGATTTCTGGATTAGTAAACAATAGCAGTGAGTCATGGGTGTGTTGGGTTGATACTAACACCGAAGCGGATGCACTGCGAAAAGTGATACCTGACGCAGTTGAAGTTCGCGGATCGGATTCTGAAGAGTCGAAGTGTGACAAGCTCGAAGCGTTCACGATGGGTAAAGAGCGAGTGCTAATTACAAAGCCGAAAATTGGCGGCTTCGGTCTTAACTGGCAGCACTGCCACAACACAACATACATGGCCAACTTCTCGTTTGAGATGTGGTATCAAGCCATCCGTCGATTCTATCGTTTCGGTCAGGCCTATAATGTGAACTGCCACATCGTCATGAGTGACAACGAGACGAACCTTGCTGACACGTTGAGTCGCAAGCAGTCAGATTTCACGGAAATGATGTCAGGCATGACCGGAGCGATGAGGGATGGCATGTTCTCTCAACTGTACGGTCGAAAACCAGTGGCTGACTACAGGGCTACATCGCAAATCACAATTCCGTCATGGCTAACAGGAGAATCTTGTGCAGTGCATTGAGCAGGTAACTACCGATGACTATTCGTTGTTTAATGGCGATTGCTGCGAGGTGATTCAGTCGATACCTGATGATTCAGTTGGGTTCACTGTGTTTTCCCCGCCATTCGCAAGCCTGTACACATACTCGGACAGCGAGCGGGACATGGGCAATTGCAAGAGCGACGATGAGTTTTGGGGGCACTTTAACTTTCTTATTCCTGAGCTCCTGAGAGCCGCTAAGCCGGGATCTAACTGCAGTGTGCACTGCATGAATCTACCAACAACGAAGCAGCACAGCGGATACATTGGGATTCGCGACTTTCGCGGTGACGTGATTCGTGCATTCGAGTCCGCGGGTTGGATTTATCACAGCGAGGTCTGCATATGGAAAGATCCCGTGACAGCGATGCAGCGAACGAAAGCGTTGGGACTGCTACACAAGCAGATCGTCAAAGACTCATCGATGAGTCGCCAAGGGATACCCGACTATCTATGCACGTTTCGGAAGCCTGGAGACAGGCCAGAACCTGTATCTGGCGCATTCAATAGATTTATCGGTGATGAGTCCGAGTTCCGAAGCGAAGGCCGGTTTTCGATTGACGTCTGGCAAAAGTACGCAAGCCCAGTGTGGTCGGACATAAGGATGAATCGCACTTTGAACAACTACCGCGAAGGGCGAGAGCAAGATGACGAAAGGCACATTTGCCCATTACAGCTTGATGTCATCGAGCGAGCATTGCAGTTGTGGAGCAATCCCGGCGATGTCGTATTAAGTCCATTTGCCGGCATTGGAAGCGAGGGTTATTGCAGTTTGAAGATGCACCGCAAGTTTATCGGCATCGAACTCAAGCCAAGCTACTACAAGATCGCCTGCCGAAATTTAGAAAAGGCCATTGACGAATCACGGCAGGAGGTGCTGTTTTGACGATCACCGAACTCAAGGACGCGTGCATTGCCTCGACCATCGTGGCGGGGATTCTCTGGGTGGTTATGGAGGTGCTGGGATGAAACCAATAACATCAATTGTGCAACAGGCATTGAGTGTCGCAGAGCAGCGCAAACTTGAACAGTGCGAAGACGAGATCCAACAAGGCGGTGACATGATTGTCAATGCTCTGAAGGTGATCCACGACGACAAGCTGTACCGCGAAGAATTCAAGACTTTTGGCGAGTATGTCAAAGAGCGTGTTGGCAAGTCGCGACAATGGGCTTATCAGCAATTGGCTCACGTTGAAGTCGTCGCCAATATCGCTAAGCAGTCCGAAGATTTGTCTACCATGGTAGACAAATTGCCGGAGCGAGCTACCAGAGAACTGAAGGGGTTGGACACCGAAACACAAACAGAAGTGTTGAAGAAGGCGAGCAGCAACGGAAAGAAAACACCAAAGGCCAAGGACATTAAAGAGGCTAGAGGTGACGTCCAACGCGCTCGCGAAACCGGCAAGGTGAGTGGCGGTACAACGTTCGATGTCGAGGAGATCGAGGAAGCTTCAATTCTTCGTGACGACAATGGGACTCCTATTCCTAAGCATCTCAAAGAGTCTCACGAGCAAGTGGTGCAGATCAATTCGCGACGGAAGCAACTGGACGGCATTAAGCGTGAGTTGCTGGAGTTTGCTGAACGTCCAGGCTGCGAGATGGTCAATCCGCAAGTGATCGACAAGGCCATCAAAGACATCAAGGACGAGTTGCATCAGGCACGATTCCACGTCGTCTGTCCATATTGCCACGGTGACAAGTGCGACCGCTGTAAAAGCTGGGGGTACTTCCCACACGGACGCAAGAACCATCTGCAGACGGAGGTGGCGAAATGACACTGTCACTGTTTGCGGAACTGGACGATTCACCTGTTGTAGAAGATATCAAGGCAGCGGACGCGGTGACGTTGCGACCGTATCAGCGGGAATCCGTGGACGCTGTGTTTGCGGAGTGGGAAGCGGGAAATCGTGCAACGTTGATTTGCCTGCCAACGGGTGCTGGTAAGTCAGTTTGCTTTTCGGAAGTCATGCGGAGTCTGTGCGCATCATGAGGGTTCTCGTCATTGCACATCGCACGGAACTGATCACGCAGGCGGTCGGACATGCCAAGCGGGCTGGTCTGACTGCGGGTATTGAGATGGGTGCGCAGATCTGCCCGAAGCGGACGGACGTTGTTGTTTCAACGGTGCAGACGCTGAATTCAACCCGCCGCTGCGACTGGTGCAATGGCGTGGGTGGGGACTGTGGCAAGTGCAAGGGCAGCGGCAAAGTCTATCGGATGACCAAACTCAATCCGCTCGACTTTGGTGCTGTGATCATTGACGAATCGCATCACGCATCGGCGACTAGTTACCGACGGATCCTCAAGCACTTCATGAGCGGCAACCCCAATTTGAATGTGCTGGGTGTAACTGCGACTCCGAAACGTGCGGACGGTGTTGGACTGCACAATGTCTTCGATTCGGTCGCCTATGAGATGGATTTGTTGACAGGAATCAATGAGGGCTGGCTGTGTCCGATTCGTCAGCGGTTTGTGGAGTGTGAGCACCTTGACATCAGCGGAGTTGGAACCAAAGCGGGCGGGGATCTGGCAGATGGTGATTTGTCGCGTGCCTTCCTGGAATTGACAGCGGATGAAGAACAGACATTGCACGAGATTGTGTATCCGACACTCAAGGAAGCGAACGGGCAGCAAGTGTTGTTCTTCGCGCCGGGCGTGGAACCGGCCAAACATTTTACAGCGTCATTCAACCGCCACGGAGCCACGGCGGAATTGATTGTTGGTGGCACGGACAAGGATGAACGCAAGCGAATTGTTGAGCGGTACAAGAACAAAGAGACGCAGGTTCTCGTCAACTGCATGGTGGCCACGGAAGGATTTGACGCACCAGACACAGCAATCGTGGCCAATGCCAGACCGACGAAATCAGAGAGTCTGTACCTGCAGATTATCGGACGCGGAACTCGACCACTGCCGGGAACGGTGGACGGTCCCAAGACAGCCGAGCTGCGACGTGCTGCGATTTCTGCGAGTGCCAAGCCTTATTGCACTGTCCTGGATTTCGTGGGCAACAGTGGACGTCACAAGCTGGTCAGTGTGGCTGATTGCCTCGCTGGCGAAACCGTGGAAGCTGACGTGTCGATGGCTGTTCAGATGGCTCGCAAGTCAGGTGAAGCGGTCGACATGCAGGAGCTGTTTGAGAAAGCCAAGCAGGCCCGCGAAGAGAAAGAGAAACGAGCGGAAGAACGCAGACGCCAACGACTGGAAACGCGGACCTATGCGGAGTCGGGTGAATACTCTGCGCATGATGTTGATTTGTTTGGTGGTCAGCAGTTTGATCCGTTCACTGATTACCGGCCAACACACGACATGGCGAGCCAGAAGCAGGTCAATCTGCTCATGAAGTTGGGCGTGTCAGCGGAAACGGCAACAGGATACACGAAGCGACAGGCCGGAGCGGTGATTACCAAGCTCAAGAACGGCACTGGCAAAGACTACATTGTCACGTTTGGTAAGCACGCTGGGAAAAAGCTCAGTGAGATTCCGCGTGGTTATGTGAGATGGATGAAAGAGAATCTGGACCGGCCTGAACTGCAACAGCACATTGCACAGATGGAAGGTGCAGGACAACCGCAACGAGTAACTGAGGAGGTGCCGTTTTGAGCGACTGGACAGGGAGCGAACAACAACGCAATCGCACTGAGACGGTTTATCCCGGTGCAAAGCCAACACCATCGAAGCCGGTGTATTTCGTCAGGAAAGGAACCAAGGCGCTGGTGAAACGTGGTGGTGAGAAAACGTTTCGTTCGTACACAGTCAAGGAGGATACCGAGTTCGATTCCGTGTACAGCAAGACAGCACAGTCAATGCAGTTCTTCCGTGTTGGTTACATCTTGTCTGTCACTAACGACCAAGTGGAGATTCATTCGGATTAGATTGCAATTGACGTACGCAAGCAGCATGACCCACTTGTTTGCTGCTGACAGCTCGTCACTGTCGACAACCTGAACCGATTCGAACGAGTGGGAGGGAAGGCTGACAAACCATTTGGGGCTCAGAAACGCCGTTGTGATAACGCCGACTGGGAGGGCCAGATGAGAGGTCAGAGAGAACTGAGTGGCGATGTGCTCCGTATGCCTCGCCTGAAGAATATCAGGGTAGTGTTGAACACAAGACGTGCATGTCGTGAGGAATTAGCCACTGAGTTCGCAGGCGACAAAAAATAATCTGCGGGGTAGGAGGGCACGTTGAGAATCCAATGAAACATGGCACGACTTAGCACTACCGACGAACAACAAACCACATAGGAACGTCAACCTTTGCGGAACGGGTGTTTTCTCAGAGGTGTCAGCGACTCGGAAAGTTACAGACTAAAGATGAACGCTTTACAAATCACACGACGGGACAACAGACGTGACCGGGAACGGACAGCGCAACTTGTCATGATTGGAATCCTGATTGCACAAGGCGAAGTGAGCGTTCATCCGACCAACTGCTGCGACCCGGACATCGCAGCACTCGTTGAACAGTGCCAGGACAAGAGCAAGCATGCCAACGCGATTCGTCAATGGTTCAAAGACAAAGCGGGCGTTCAGGCGAATGACGGTGAGTCGATGCCTGACGCAGTTCAACGGACGGTGAATCTGAACGGTCAGAGGAAGGCGTTGTCAGCGTTGGTGCAAACGGCAGCGACTCAGGCCGGTAACTGGAGTTGCAGTGATGATGATTTCATTCGGTTAGTTCAGCAATTAGCAGCGAAAGGATAATGCGATGCGAACTCGATTTACGCATCTCTCACGTGGCCTGCGTCGTAAGCGTGGGGAGATGAATCAGACTGAGAAAGCGTACGCGAGCGACCTGACCGTCAATCCTGACGTTTACCGTTGGTGGCATGAGCCGTTCTCGTTGCGTCTGTCGTCGCCTAATTCGGGGCAGCCAGCACGGTACACACCTGACTTCCTGGTGCTCATGACTGACGGAACAACCTTTGTTGACGACATCAAAGCGAGCAAGGGGTTTGATGACAAAGCGTCAATCGTGCGGGCTAAGTGTGCAGCGGAGTTGTTTCCGTTGTGGGTGTTTCGACTGGTCTACAAGCGGAGGAAGCGTGATGGTGGCGGCTTTGAAATCAAAGAGGTGTGACGAATTCGAATCTCACCTCAACGCCCACCCAGACGACTGGAAATACCGGCTGGTCTACGCGGACTGGCTGGAGGAACAAAGGGATGCGTTTTGTGAGACGCAGCGGTGGATGGTGGCGTTCGAAACATGTCCTGACTGCGAATACAGAACTTGGGATTGGTGGTCACCGAAACACAGTCTGTTACCCAGCGACTTGCCAGAACATGTTTTTGATAATTTGTGCGATGGCAGAGAAACGGACTTCAGATTCAGAGAATACCCAACTCGCCACGCAGCAGAACTGGACCTGCACAACGCACTGGTCCGGGCTGGCGAGATTCACTGTGCGTTGATTGAGGAGGTGGAAGCGTGAATGATTTGATTCGACTTGCTGCGGAGCGTGCTGTGGACGCATTTGGCAGCACTGACGGGACGTTTAACGCGGCTAATTTCAGCCAAGAATTTGTTGCGATGTCGCCTACGAGTAATCAACTTGACGGGCACATTGTGAGATTGCTTCTTGCTGGTCGACCGGACATTGTCCCACTAAAAGGTGAGCACTACAGGCTAAAGGAAAACCAGCCATCGAAGTCTTCATGCCCACTCAGTACGACGGCAAGGACAACGTGACGGCAGAGGGTTGCAGTTTTCGGTTTGAGAGCTGCGATGCACACTGGAAAGAACAGGAGGAATCGGCGTGAAGAAATGGATTGAGTGTTTGGACGAGCAGGGACGCTCGGAAGTTTGGTGTGCGTGTGACAAGGTGGGGTTGTCGATTTCGCAGCTCCGTGACAAGTCGGATCAGAGCATTAAAGCCGATGCCCTGCGACCAACGCTGGTGCGTAAGTTGCGAGACCTCGGTTATTCGGTACCTGAGATTGGCGACGCGTTGAATTGTGGCAAGGCATGGGTGAAGCAGTATTTTGGGCCTGCTGAGCCCGATAAGTGGCGTGTAAAGATGCCGAAGAGCGTGAAAGCCTACACCGTTCGCAAGCTCAAATCAGGAGACACCATCTTCGAAGAGCTATAGACAATCAATTAGTTCTATCGCATAATGCTCTTGACATACAGGCACTCCGTGCTGACTTAACGACGCCTCCGGCGGTTTCTTCCATCTGCGAAGAAGCCGCCTTTTTCGTTTCCAAAGGTGACAAATGACCGATCAGGAATTTGCGGAACGGATTGCCGCGTCGATGGACGATGGCTTTCTCAACACTTATGGCAAGGTGCTCGTGAAACAGGTCGCCCTTCTTGCTGCATCACGCATTCCGTGGAACTGGAAACAGATCATGCTGTCTGTCGCAGATGGTATTGACGAGTCAGAGAAGCGTGAATGGGTTGAGACGCTGACCACAGAAATCGACAAGCTTCTCAAACTGCCAGTGTACCTAGAGCCGTTCGATGATGATTTCATTCGTCCGGTTGTAGAGCGTGTTTTTGCCTATCTTGAAAAAGGCGTGTCTCTGTGAACCACAAGCTCGCAGACCTGATTGACCGGCTGTTCAAGACATGCCTTGCAGCTCATCAAGAGTGGGAGTTTTCTGCGGTGGAGATTGTGGGAGCGTTGGAATCGGTGAAGTTTGAAGTCTTGCAACATGCAGCCAAGGAAGATGGGGAATGAATCTGGACAATCAAACACTGATGATCCTCGGCCTGGTTGTGCTCGCTGTGCTCAACGTGCCGTGGTCGTATCTGTGGTCGCTCGCCAAGTCGTTCAAGTTGCCCAGCGTGAGCGGTGGCAACGACAAGCTGATTGACAAGCTGGGCGACATTGAACAGGCCATCCGCGATCTGAGGGGCAAGTCGTGAAGCAGTTCGCCAACGGCATGCTGGTCGCGTTCATCGCGTTGCAACTGCTGGCACCAGGCATTTCAGGCATTGGTGGCGAAGAGGATCACGCGCAAGCTTTCATTCACGAATACTGTGGCAATCTGGCTGCGTTGAAGTCGTTTGCTGACGAGGTGGAGAACTCCAGCAAATCGCAGGTGGCATTGGCTCAGGAATGGGCCGAACTCAGCAAGCAAGCCCGGTCAGATGCGTCGAAGCTGATTGACGAGCACGTTGCTGCGATGCTCAAAGAGGGTGCGGATCGGAAACAGGTGGCGGAGTTCATTCGCCAGAGCTGCGAGACGTGGAAACAGATTGGGGAGGCGTTGTAGTGGCTGAGATCTTCACAGGTCTGATTCCCGATTCCGACGAAGTGCGTGCTGATTTCGAGGCACAGGCACTGCCGATGTCGTGGAATTATCGGGAGTATTTCAATCAGTTGGATGTGCTGATTGATGAGACGCACGATGTGACGCAATGGCTGCGAATTGAAGATCAGTCAAGCATGGGCGCCTGTCAGGGTCACGCATTATCGACAGGTGCTGAGGCTGTCCATTTCTATGAATCTGGTAGCGATGAAGTGATCCAGCTATCACGCGGGTTTGCTTACATCGGCAGCCAGTTCATGAGCGGTTCGTCTGGCCGCGACAATGGATCATCAATGATTAGCGGCATTAAGTTGCTGCAATCAACGGGACTCCCACTGGAATCAACAGTGCCGTACGTGGCGAACTACAGTCAGATGTATTCGCGATACAAAGAGGCAGCACGCAATCAGCAGGTGCTGGACGAGGCGAAGCAATTCATTGTGCCTGATCATCTTGTCTGCGAATCATTCGAGCAGGCAATGGCCTGGGTCGCGTGTCGGTGTGGAAGCGTGCATATCGGGATGCGTTGGCCGATTCCGATTGATTCCCGAGGCGTGGCTCAGAACTACAAAAGGGCTGGCAACGGTGGGCATGCAGTCGAAGGTGTGACGTGCCAGAAGTGGGACAGTCAGTGGTATCTCAAGGTCGCCAACAGTCACAGCACACGTTACGGCGATGCGGGTTATTTCTACTTGGGCAAGCAGGATTTCGAAGACATCCGGCGCGAGAATCGTTTCGGCGTGTATTTGATTGGTGCGCCGGGGACGCACAAAGAGCCGAACTATACAGGTCAATTCAACTTGATGGGGTGAAGCGAAGTGTCCGCAACCTAGCGTAGCGGTTGCATGAAGGACACGAAGCAACAAGCGACCAAAGGGAGCGAAACAATGAAGCAGTTGATTACCATCACGATACTCATCGTCACGGCCATTGCGGTTGTCGAATCACAGCAGGCACCACCGAAGCCGATCACCTGGAGAGAGGACAAGGACCAGAGCGGTGAACCGTTCATTGTGCCTGTGCAGGATCTTTCTGGCATCGACATCGCAGCCACGATTGGCGAGCCAGGTTGCACGTGCAATTGCGATGGTAAATGCATGGAGGCGATTGCGGAACTGCGAGCGGAAATCGAAGCGTTGAAGGTGGAATGTGCCAACTGTGGGTGTGGTCCGAAGCCGTTGCAGTCGGTGCCAAGTGTCGGTGGCAAGACAGTCACAATTCGCGGGCGTTCTTACAACCTCAATTCATACCTCGCCCAGCACGGCAATGGCGTGCAATACGGCGTTGCAGGCATGTCGATTGATGAGCATTTGGGACATCACGGAGTGGAGGACGCTTCACATTTAACCACGCAAGAAAAGCACGACCTCCATTCCGCGCTACACCATGCGGGCGTTGAAGCCAACGGCAATTTTGTCGTGCGGCAAACTTCGCCCAAGGTTCAGGCCAGTACAACCCGACGTAGCTATCCTAGCAGCAGTGGTTGTGCCAATGGTCGGTGCAATCAGCCACAACGACGGTTTCGATTATTTCGATGAACACAGACAAGATCCTCTCCGACGCCGCAGCCGCTTACGTGACATCCCCACGCGTAAGTGAGCTGCGTGCGCGGTTGAGGATGTCTCCGTTCAATCGCAAACAGGAGAAGCAGCGTATTCGCGACAATGCACGGGAGACGTTGCGGTTGAGCGTGGGGTTTTATCAGGCGGGGTTGATCGAGCAGTTGATTTTAGCCTGGACGATTGCCAAGTGGGTGCGGTGGATCATGCAGCGGGTGTTTAACAATGAGTAATGCATTCGAAGTCGCCAAATTGAAATGGCGAGTCATTGAGACAGAAGCGACACCAACAGAATAACAGAACATCTCCATCAATCCCGTTGAGGTGCCGGGGGTGAATACGACTCGTGATCGAATTCGCAATCACAGTGGAGCGGTGCAAGTCCGAAGTGCCTCACAACACAAATGAAGTGGTCAGGATTAGAAAGATGACGCCGTGATTGACGAAGTTGGAAATTTCATTGCCACGGTGGGGTTGCCCGCGGCACTCTGCTGTTTCTTCGTGTGGCATTCGTCTAAGCGGCAGCAGAAGACAGATGACCGCATCGACGAACTTGAACATTGGGTGCGAGGTGAGCTTGTCGACATCATCAACAACAGCAACGACACGATCAAATCCAACACAGCGGTCATGCGAGACAACATGGAAGTCATAAAGGATATCGACCACATCCTGAAGCGGTCGGGTGATCATCAATCGGCGGAGAAAATGCGATGAGTCTAACCTATGCAGACATTTCGGAACTTGTAGACGCTGGCAATTCGGCGGCTGAGATTGCGACGGCACTGGGACAGGACACTCGGCACGTTCGCGATTGCTGGGCGACCAAGCAGCACGCAGACGCAAGTTCGCCGGACCTGCTGTTCATGTTGACAGCTCGCTACGACGTACTTTCATTGGACAAGTCAGCGGCCTGGACGGGATCACTCATCGATGCGATTGAAGCAACTGGCGATTCAGCGTTGATTGCCGGATTCAACAAGTTCCTGACTCAGTTGCAGATCACCGGACGCAAGGTGCTCACTAATTCCGACACCACTGGACTGACTGGTTATTTGGTCACGGAGATTGCCGGAATCGTGGGTCAGCTTGTGGAAGCACGCGGGCAGGGAATCACAGCGGCTGAAGTCGTGGCTGATGTCTACACTCTCACAGGTGGTCCACGTTACACCGGAGTCGATGCGGCGGCAGTGCAGGCGTTGATTGACTTGCAGGCCAAGAAGGGCGTCATCGACACAGCCATCGCAGCGGAACAGGCGTTGGCATCGCCTCACAATGTTGCTGTGAGTCGCCTGCAATCGCTCAAGAATCAGGACACCTACGCTCTGACGCTCGCTGAGATTGAAGCGGAGATTGCGACGGTGCGGGGGTACCCTGCGACGTATCCAGCGGGGGGTGAATAGTGTCCGCATTTGTCATCAAGGTTAAAACGGATAACACCGGCACGTCCAGCAACGACCAGTTTACGCTGCCAGGGAATTCGAGCTATTCGTACAACTTCGACGTAGACTGGGGCGATGGATCTCCAGTCGAGACGATCAATACCGGGTCGAGTTGGACGCACACGTTTACTGGTGGGGCTGGCACGTATTCGATTTCGATTACAGAAAATGTGGCAGGTGGGTTTCCTGCGATCAACTTCAATAATGGTGGCGACAAAGCCAAACTGTTGGAAATAGAACAATGGGGGACTAACCGATGGGATACATTCAATTCAGCGTTTTATGGGTGTAGCAATCTCACCTTTACCGCAGCGGATTATGCAACGGCGAATACAGGCGGAGTCACATCGTTTTTCTTAGCGTTTGCCGCCTGCCAGTTCGCGTCTTTCCCGCTCATTGATACGTCAGGCGGGCAAGACTTCAGCCTGGCGTGGATTAACGATCCATTGACCTCCTTCCCGGCGATTGATACCTCCAGTGCTTTGACATTGCGTAGAGCCTGGAAGGGTTGCAGCTTGTTGACGTCCTTCCCTGCGATATCAACGAGCACGGTTACAGATTTCTACGAGTCGTGGCAAAACAGCGGGTTGACGTCCTTCCCGCTTATTGACACTTCCGCCGGTACTACGTTTCGCGGATGCTGGCAAAACACCAATCTTACTGAGTGTGCGCAACTCGATTTCACGACAATGAACAACGGCGTCAATGCGTTCGCGGGCGTTACACTTTCTACGGAATCATACGACGCAATTCTCGCCAACTCGTTCGCAAACAACGTCAATAACAACGTGACGTTTCACGGCGGAAACAGTAAGTATGCCAGCAAAGGGCAGGCTGTACGTGACGTGCTGACAACATCACCTCGCAATTGGACGATCACGGACGGTGGGTTCGACTCTGAGTTTTCGTACGGTGGCATCGTCCCGCAACTGCTTCTACGGCGACGTAGGCTATTTGGAGGTTTGGTGATATGAGCACGCCGATTCAAGCAGGCAGTACGGATCAACGGTTGCGGTGCGTGGCTGTGCAGGACGATTACAGCACGTTCAAAACCGATTTACAGATTGCGGACATCCAATCACTTGTCGTCAAGCGGTCGGGTGCTGCTGATGTGACGGTGACTGAAAACGCACTCGATACCGATCCAGACGACGCACACACAGACGGCAACATCTACAACGCTGGTGGTGGTGAGTACCTGGTGAGTGTGCCTGATGCTGCGGTAGCAAGTGGTGCGCCCAGTGTGAAGATTTATGGGACGTGGACAGACGGTGGAGACAGTGGGTATTTGATTGGTGATCCGTATCCGCTGGTGGGTTACGACTGGCAAAGTAGCGAACGGTCATTGACGACGGCAGCGACTACGGCGATTGGCACTACCTTCCTCGGCACCGCATTGACCAAAGGCAGTGCCGGGACAATCGAGCGTGCGTTCTGGCAGATTCTAAAAACTCAAGCCGTGACTGATGGCACTGCGGTTGCTGACGCTGGCAATACCGTCACGCAATTCCAGACCAATCTGACTGCACCTGATTCACAATACGACCACATGATCCTGGTGTTTGTCAGCAACGGGCTGGAAGGGGAAGCACGACCAATAGATACCTACGTGCAGGCGAATGGCGTGATCACATTGCAGGAGCCATTGACAGAGATACCCGTGGGTGATGAGGAGTTTGTGATCTTGCCGCAGCACTCGCATCCAATCAGTGAGATTCAAGCGGGACTGGCGACTCCTGCGGATCTACAAATCACAATTGCACCGCTCCAGGCATCAATCACAGCAAGGGTCAATGGAACTACGATCAATTACTTCGTCGGTGAGGTGGTGGCTCAGACTGTCGCAATCACCGACTCGGCGGGCAGTGCAGTGGATCTGTCCACCAAGACCTTACAAGTAGTGATTGATTCGCCAAAAGCCAGTCACGGCGACGTGCAGGTCATTGCCAGTGGCTCGATTACTGTCAGTGGTGCAAGCAACAATCAGATCACTTTCGTTAACACAGCAGCAGTGACAGCAACCGCGAGAACATTGCGATGGGCATTGAGGGACACGGCGAATGGTGACGAGGTGTTGGCACACGGCAGGGTTGTTGTGACCGAAGCAGCGGAGGAGGACTGATGGCGACATCTGCGAAGACATCCAACCGCAACAGGTGGAGGCGAACCAGCAAGCCGCATGAACTGTACAACACTTATGGCAAGCACGGCTGGCGAGGTAAAGATGGTCTGCGTGCCAGACATCTCTACTTGCAGCCGTTCTGTGTCGAGTGCCTGAAGGAGGGGAAACCACTGCATGACTGCACACCAGACAAGCCAGTGGTTGACCACATCAAGCCACACAAGGGAAGGAAGCGGTTGTTCTTTGATGACAATAACTTACAGACGCTGTGCGCATCACACCACAGTGCGAAGACAGCAGCAACAGACAGTACGTTCACTGGCTAGGTAATGCTGGTAATTTGGGAAGTGTAGCGAAACGCGGCAGGATGGGGGGGTGTATCATTTTGCAACACCCGAGGACCATTGAAAT